AAAAAAACCCCCTAGAAATAAATCTAAGGGGCTAAACTAAACTAAACAAATGAAAAAAGCGCCTGCGCTTGCGCTTGTGCAAATATAGACTATTTATTTAAAAAGCTTCTTATATCTTTATCGTTACTTCCCTTACTACTGCCAAAGTAGTAATTAAATATACTTAACAGTATAGCGCCTTCTACTATTCCTAACACGTGAAAGTATACCTCTCTATCTTCTATTACTCCGAAGATACCCTTATACAATACACCTACCGCAATAATTAAACCTACTAGACCTACACACCATTGTGCATAATCTGGCCTACCTGTAGCTGTGCTTACCCCTACTTCCCTTTCGCGGGCGCTTATTACGTTCTGGGTTTCTAGCCTAAGTATTTCTACTTCGTATTCTTGACGTAAGCGCATATATTCTACTTTGTCTGTAGGGTTCATGTCCTTACCTTCTATAAGGTCGCTTACTACGTTTAGCGCGTCTATACCTGTTAGACTACCTGCAGCGTCTAGTATGTCTGGGAATTTTTCTTTTAAAAACTTTCCTACTTTAGTTTCTTTAAATTTTTTCTTATTTGGCTTCATATACTTGGATATCGTGGTATAACGTTTTATTCTTTTTTACTAGGTTTATATCTACCCACCAGCCGCCTAAGCTAGGGTTATTAAAGCCTTTTTCTGTAGCCCAGCCTGCGTAACCGTCCCCTAGTTTTTTATAGCTGCCTGTAGCTATATTATAAACCTTTTCTTCTATTACTCTATACTGCTGTGTTAGTCGTTTAATAGTTATAGGAAAAAAGCTTTTATTGTGGTCGTGTCCTGTGGTTATAAGGTCCGCGTCTGGGTGGTTTTTCATGTTTATATCTATTTTCAAGCTGCCCTTACTACGGCTACTAGACCCCCCGTACCCATGATGGTAAAATTGTTTTACACTATTCCTACCACCGTTTTTTTCTAGTTGCAGCTGGTATACTATCCAGCCAGAATAACCGCCTGTATAAGCGTTAATAGCGTTAGCGCGCAGCCCTTCGGCTAGCCGTTCGGTTACGTCGGTGTGCTGCCTGTTAAATATATTAGTTTCGTGGTTACCTCTACCTATAAAGTAGGTTACCTTATACTGGCTAAAAAATTTAATAGCGTCTTTTAGTACGCTGTCTATATAGTTAGTTACTACGTATTCGCTTCTAATATCGCTGTAGTTACTTCTGGGGTCCCGTAAGCAGCCCATATAGTCGAATACGTCCCCATTCATTACTACTAAGGCGCCTTTTTCTTCTGCTTCTTTAAGGTGCTTTTTAAGTAGTACCCTATCGCATTTTGGGCTATCGTAGTGTATGTCACTTATTTGCAAGGTTTTTATACCCTTCGTCTTACTAACTTTTACTACGTGTACGTTTCTGTGTTTTTCAGTTATAACCATTGTACGAAATTTTCTATAAAAAAACCGCTTACTATTTTAGTAAACGGTATATACTAGTATGTCCAGATAACGCAGCTAGCCTTAGTTTTATCTAGGTCCACGTGTATAAATGAACGGCTAACGCCGATACGATTAAAGCCAGCCTTAAGCAAAGCCTGTAAAATTATATACCTTTCTTTACTATTGTTTACTGCTATGTCTGCAGCTAGCCCTTTTAGGTGGCTAGATCCAGAAACCCCGCCCGCTTTTTTGTTTCTGGCTGCAGTTCTATAGCCGCTATTTATTTTGAAGCTTATACCTGCTATACCTCGCGCTAAATCTAAAAGCTGCATGAATTCCTTATTCATATTTGAGCCGCTGCCTTTTTCGTCTGGGCTGTCAAATTCGTCTAAAGTAAAATACTTATACATAGCTGTCCTCTATTATTTGTATGTCTGTAGCTAAGTCTTCGGCTAGCTTGTGTACTATCCAGTCTTTTAATTCTTCGTCTATTGTTTCACTTAGTACTATTTGGTTAATCCTAAACGTATAAGCTTCTGTTACGTAGTTTATTTCCTCTTGTTTAGTTCTCATTCTGAAAAAGCTGCTTTATACGTGTAAGAAAAGGGCGTGCTTTTTCGTCAAAGTTTTCATCTAAAAAATCTACTTTGCGCCTGTAGTTTAAACTAATATAGTAGAAGCTGTCTTTACTTTCATGTATTTTAATTAGTTTACTACACTTAATACTGTTAGCAAAGTATAGCTTTTTCAGCATACTGCTTTCATCCATACCATAAAGCACTAGGTCTATTTCGCCAGATTCTTCTAAGTCTTTTAGCGTGCTTATATAGTGCTGGTCTAGTGGCTGCGCTTGCCAGTCTGGCTTTAAGGATTTTACACCGTTAGCAAATACTTCATATTCTGCAGTACTAAATAACGGGCTACCTAGCTTAGGCTTACCGCCGCCGTTATGACTACGCAACAATATAACCCTGTCCGCGTCTACGCTAACTATAAGCCCGTTTAGTTCTTCGTAAAGCTTTGTTATATCTAGTAGCGCTTTCTGAAAGGGCTTTTTATCCTTTCGTTCTTTGCGTCTATGTTTTAGGTATTGTACTACTTCCTTTACTAGGTATAGCGTTACCGCGCTTTCTAGTATTACCGTTGCTGCATTCATTTAACCAGATATTAAGCTTTCTTAGGTTTTCTTTTCTTCTCTTATTCATTTCTTCGGCTTATCTCAAAGGTAGGGTATACTTTTTTATCTGGGCTTAGGTCCCCACTATCGTAGGTGTTATACTCTGGAAATAAAGAAGCGTTAGTACACAAGTACCTAACTAACTTGTCTGTGTAAGCTTGCGCGTTATCTCTTGCGCTATCTACTACCCTGTTATACTGGCTTTCGCTTATTGTGGTGCTGTCTTCGCTAGTACGAATAACTAAGCCGCCGTTATCTAACCTTACGTATAAATTAGGGTATAGTTCTACCATAGACCACCACAAAAGCGCCCGCTGTATATAATCGTTTCTTAGTGTTAAGTAGTCCCCACTTATACTACCGTCTGCTGTATCGCTTATTATTTTATCGTACAAACGTGTACCTAAATAAGCCTGTAGGTGCTTTTCTTGCGCTAATGTAACGCTAGGATAAATACTAATGTCTTCTACTGCGTCGTTTATATTCGTGTAGCGCTTTACATAGTCTGCGCTTATAAGTAGTACGTCTGGCATTACTTCCTTTTTATAAAGTTAAAAATCTTACTTAGGTTTAACCTTCCGTTATTTTCCATATCACGGGGCGCTGTGCTGGCTTTGTCCCAGCCTTTACCCGTGTCTTTATACGGTATATCTGGCTTAGTTCTAACTAGCTTGTCATTATCTAAACCTTTGTTAGGTAAAAACTGCCCTTTGTTATCTCTTTTTCTAAAGTATATTTGCCTTACCCAATAGTGCTGACACCATGCGCCGCCTTTAAATTTCCATATACTGTAGCTACTTTCGCCTTTAGCCGCAAATTCTTTATTTTGGCCTTTCATTTTTTCAATATCTTCTAAACGATATACTACGCCGTTCTTACTATTTGCTACCATTTTTTTACAAAAGTCGCGGCTATTATTGCTTAGGTCCCTGCTGTAACGGTAGCGGACCTTATAAAGGCCTGTGTCTACTGCGCTTTTTTTATCTGGGTTACTAAACCTTTTAAATAGCTTAGCTTCACTTAGTAGCGCTTCGCTGTCTGGGTCTGTTACTTTAGTTTCGTCTATTAGGTCCCATTCTTCTAAATCTACTATTTCCCCTACCCCTTCTAAATATTGTAGCCATTCTTCGCCGTGTTCGTCGGTCATATCGTGGCTACACTTTACCTCATGCTGTAGTTCTTCTATTTCTGCTAACTTGCTTTTAGACCACCTTAACGCAGCTTTACCGCCCCAAAGTAAGTAAGAGATAGTACCGCACGCTGTGGTGTCTGTTTCATCGTAGAATTCTGCAGCCCTGCTTAAATAGCTGTACATTCTTTGTATAGTTTCTAAGCTTATAGCTTCGCCGTTAGCTAGTTGCTGCGCTCTTACTTTTCCCGTTTGGGTAGCACACTTATTGCCCTGCTTTTCATTTAGTTCTATACCCCTTTTAGCGTTATTCTTTACAGCGTCTGGGTAGTCGGTGTAGCTTTGGTATTCTACCTTACTACCTCTTTTATACCTTTTGTCTTTTTTTACTACTGCCTTTTTTTTCTTATCCTGCTTACTGTACTGTAGGTTTTCTTCTATGTCCGTTTCACCAAACATCTTAGCTACAGAATCTTCACTAAGCCCTAACATTTGTATAAGTATTTCTCGCGCTTGCTCTTTTGTTAGTTCGCCTAGCTTATACTTACCTAAAACGTCTACAGCACTACCTACCTGTATACCGCTGTAGCTTTTTTCTATGTCCCCGCTAGAATCGGAAGCCGTTACTATTTCTGCGGCGTCTTCTTCTATAATAGAGTAAAGACCCTTTAGGCATTCATTTACTACCTTCCTAAATGGTTCTAGTACGTTTTCTTCAAAGATACGCTGCCCTGCTTCCAGTTCGCCAGCCTGCCCTAGCTGCCCTGCAGTTTTTACACCCATAAGCGCAGGCGTAGTAACGCGGTGGCTTATCATAATTTTATTAGTACACTCTTCGCTTAGAAACTGGTAGCGGTCGCTGGCGTCGTTTGCTTCTATACTTTCAAAGGTAGTTTGGCCGCCTTCTGCATCTCCGAACGTCATAATAAACCGCCCGCTATTTTCTGCACCCATTAAGCCGCGCTCGTATTCTCTTCTAATTTGTGTACGCTCTTCGGGGCTAGGTGTGCCGTTATTATGGTGTATAGCAAAGCTAGGCATCATGCCGTTTTTAATATTGCTTACATGGTGTATGCTTATCTGCTTGTCTAACTCTATCCAGTTTAACCCTGCGAAATAGTCGGGCTTAGGGTAGTACCTGTCACCTACACTAAACGGCCTGCAGTACATAATCTGTACAGGGTGTTCTTTTTTTAGTGATGGGTTCCACGCAGCTACGGGTATTTTACTTACTGCGTTATCTTCCCAGTCTAAACTATAGTAGAAAGTTTCTATATTACCTTTTACATTCATTTGCCCGCAGCGGACCCTTTCAAAAGGTATGTGCTGTATACTTTTGTAGCCTTCTCTGCTAGCGTTAAAAGTTACTTCTAAAAAGAAGCCGCCTTGTATTTTTAAGTCTAGTACTGCACGGCGTAGCGCCTTGTTAAGGCTTAGCCTTTCAGCTTCTAAGCCTTCTACACCTTCGCCTAGAATCATCTGGGCAATACTATTGCATAAAGCGCCGTGTACTGCGCTAGTCTTATACAGGCTGTTTAGATAGTCTGGGTATAGATTGTCCTGCCCGTAGTCTATCCAGCCGCCGCTTAGGTTTACTTTTTCTTCGTAGGTTTTGGGCTCGTACTTACTAAAGTTAAACTGCTCTATCATGGTACTACTATAAAGTCGTTAAAAGTTGTTACTGTGGGGTTATAAGCTGTAGCTGTGTCTACTACTTTTAAAAGTCCTTTTTCTACTATTCCTAGCGTGTTATCTGGGTCTAAGTTAGTATTATTGTCCTGCGCGTATACAGTATAAAAATAGTACCCGCTGTTTAATAGTTCTATATTACCGTCTAGGGGCTGGTCTTCGTCTGTATTTATACTTATAATAGTATAGCGTTCGGTAGACCCGTCTACATTTGCTATAAAGTTATGCTTTTCCCGTGTGCTTTGCTCTTCAAAACTTATCAAATATTTACTATAGCTAGGTAAGAAGGCTTTACGTTCTTCTAGCGTTAGGTACATTTTTTGACTATCACTATTTGGCTGTAATGTTATCATAGCATAAAATAAAAAAAGGGGGTATAATTACCCCCCTTCCTACCCGTAAATTTAAAGGTAAATTTTTCTTAGTACTGCGGGCTAATAGTTACGGTACCAGTAAGTGCGCCTACTACTGTAGCGTCTGTTAAATCTGGTCCGAAAGGTGCAGGCGCTACCTCTTCGCCGCTAAACGTCAATGTATAGCCGTTTACGTCGCCTTTTGCCTGTCCTGTACCGAAGTTACCGCCAGATACTTCTACACCCCCAGCAAAGCCTAGAATGTGGAAATTATCGTTATTATCCCTAGCTATTACGCTAAGCCTATTTTTTAGTACTTTGTGTAGTTCTGCGTTATCTGCTGCAGCTAGTTTAGGTAGTACTACGGTCAATTCTTGATTAAAGAAAATAGTACCATTCTCTATACTGCTTTCTACATTCTGCGCTAGTACCCCGCTGTTACGCGCTATCTCATAGCGTAGAAATTCAGTAGTACTAGTTATGTCTGATACTGCACCGTTAGATACTGCTCCATAATCTACACCACCTTTTGCAATAAGTAGAATTTCCTTTATACCCCCTATGGCGTCTTTACACGGAAACGCGCGCCCGCTTGTTAAATCACAGCTCATTTTTTAAGGTTTAAAATGGGGGCTTTTACACCCCCGTTAATTATTACGATTCTCTTCTAACTACTGCTATGTCGCTTTCAAAGCCTACCTGCGTAGCCCCGCAGAAGTTCATTCTCATGCGTATTTTATCGTCGCCTGTAGTTTCAGACATATCAACAATGTTAACCGCGTTGAAATCGCTCATAAGGTCAGTACCAAAGTGCAAGTTTTCGCGCTTGGTTGCTAGTAGCGTGTCTGCTGGCATTCCAGAAGGTACTACTAAGTTATAACCTAAGTAAGTAGCTGGTCTACCTTCACCTAAGAAAGGAGTATAACCACCTGCTACACCTACCGAAGACATAGCGATGTGAAGCTGGCTAAGTGCTTTACGGCTCATGAAAATTTCTGTTTCTGGGTCCCCGTCTATAGCGTCTGGCATATTTCCTACTAAGTCTACTAAGTGCGTTAGAATACCTGTAGTGGCGTGGTTATCTGCTGTAAACGCTCCCGTAGCTTCTTTTTCATAAGCTGGCGTAGCATCTACCACACGGTGCAAAAGACCGTCGAAGTAAGACACAGAAGTACCACCAGAGGCTGAACCGTCTGTTTCGTTATAGTTACCCCTCCAAATAGCCTTTTCGATACCTGCTGCTACTTTTGCCGCTAGGTGCTGTACTAAAAAGTCGTTAAAGTTCTGCGGTACTTGAATACCTGCTCTACCGTTACCAGTTTGTAGCGCGTTCCAAGCTTCGTAGAATTCGCTTTTACATACCTCAATATTACGCATAAGGTTAGTAGGCTCTAGTACTGCTTCCGTAATAGTTACTTCGTCAGTTACTGGCGTAAACGCACACGCATAGCTTTGAATGTCCCCGCTATCTAGCTTTTGAATAGTTAATTTTTTCTTAATTCCTGTATGAGAAGTCACCAAATTTTCAGCTAGTGTATCTGCCGAAAGAATAGCCGCCGAAATATAACCTTCTGCGCCTTCTCCATTGTAAGTACTTGTAATGTCTAAAGAAGCCATTTTTTTATATTATTTATTTTTGTTATTTGTTAGGGCAGCTACCCTTTGTTTTACTGTCATTTTTGCCAAATCTAAAGGCTGTACTGCTTCGCGTACTGGTTCGCCTTTTGGCAGTTGTTGTGCAGAAAGTTTTAAAGCTTCTACTTCGTTTACTTTCTCTTGTAGTTCTTTTTGTAGTTTTGCTACTACTTCTTCGTGTTCTGCGCCTATAAGTTCTAGGTCCGCTGCAAACTGCGCCTTAACTGCGCTTAGTTGCTGGTCTACGTATTCTACTACCTCTTTACTTAGGTCTTCTTCTGCTACTTCTGCTACCTCTTCTTCTGCTTCTGCTTCTGGCTGTGGTGCCTCTTGAATAGCAGCTAGTACGCCTTCTTCTTCTACCACAAATACGCGTCCATCTTCTAGGGTATATTCCCCTGCAGGTAGTGGTATTTGTTCCTGCTCTTCGTTAAGTAGGTAAATGTTACCACCTACTACAAATTCGTCCGCATCGCAAAAGACCTTAGTACCGTCTTCTAGTACAGCTTCTGCTAGTTTTACTTCTGCTTCGCTAAGGTTAATACCCTGCTGAGCTAAGTATGTTTTAATTTTTTCTTTTAAGTCCATTACCATCTAGATATATAATTATAACAAGTATTTCTACTTTTTTGTATTTTCTACTATGTCTTTTAGGCCCTTAAGTATAGCGTCTTCTTTTGAAAGTTTAGTAGCTGTCTTAAAAAAGCCTTCTATAGATAACCCAAATACATTACCCGCTTTTACTTCGTTTTCCCAAATTTCGCTATTATCTACTTTATACATAACTACCCAGCTACCTATAGGTAGGTCTAGGCCGAAGTGTGCGCTTTTATCGTTTTCGCCTTCCTTTACCCAGCTTTCTATAACTGTTACCCCGTCTACTTCTACTTCGTGTTCTAAAGTAGTGTTAGACTGTAGGCTGTTTTTTAGAAAGCGGTGGGCGCATTGTGCTACTGTCTTCTTAGAAAATATAGCGTAAAATTCGCCGTCTTCGCTGTTTCGGTATATAGGCTTATCTGGTATAAGCGCAGCGCCTACTAGTATTTTACGCTCTTCGTCTTTTGCAAAGTTTACCTGCGCTTTACTAAGTGCTATAAAATTAGACTCTATGGCGGGCTGTTCTACTAGGCTTATAGCGTCTACCCCGTTTACTTCTTCGTCTTCTATAATTAGTTCTACTATACGCATATATCTATAACACTTTTATGTAAATTTTTGTATATTGCAATAAGCAAGGTAGTAATAATTAGGGCATCTGTTCAAACGTGGGCAGATGCTTTTTTTATAGTGTACTCTGGTCTTCTATAAGCTGGTTAGCTTGCTGGCTGTTTGTTACGTTACTTTCTAAAACGTAAGCCTGTATACTAGTCTGGTTAGCGCCCTGCTGTAAAAAGCTAAAATCTACCGTAGGGGTAGAAGGTACACCACCGCCACCACCTGCAGCAGTACCAGAAGGTACACTAGAAGCGCTAGCGGCCCCGCCTTGAAACTGTGTCCCTTTAATTTTTAAAACTTGCGCTAGACCTGTAGCCCCTGCTATACCCGCCTTTATAAAGTTTTGACCCGTTAAGGCGTCCTGCGGTACTGCTAGCTGTGCGGTAATGGCCTGCGCTGTGCTTATAATTGCCTGCGCTATACTTACAGCTTTGTTTATCTTAAAGGCCTTTTTTGCTCTGGCTTCGTCATTACCCGCTAAGGCTTCGGCTAATTCACCTATAGCATTACCTACACCTATAGCCCCTTCTATTCTTAGGTTATTTAACTCTTTATCTCTGGCTATTTGCTCTTTGTTTTCCTTGTCGTTTTGGTCTGCTCTTTGCTTTGCGTATCTGGCGTTTATTTCGTCGGTAGTTCTGTTCCTTTCGTCTTCTAGCTGTGCTGTATCTAAGCCAAACTTTACAGCTAGGTCTAGTAGTTTATTATACTTTTCTTCGTTGGCTAGTATCTCTTTTTCTTGTTGGCTTAATTGCGCTTCACTAATTGCTTTAAAAATTTCATCTTCTACCTTTAATTTAGCATCGGAAAATTCTTCTTCCTTTTTAAGCTGGTCTGCTTTATTCTTCTCTTCTTTTGCTGTGGCTGCTTTGTCTGCGGCTTCTTTTTGCTTTTGTATTGTAAGTAGTTCAGTAAAAAGGCGCTTCTGCTGTAGTATACTCTGCGTTTCTAATTCTGTTACCTTTGCTCTTGCTTGTGCTTCTGCTTCTCGGTCTTCTCTGCTGCTTTCGGTTAGCCTGTTTTGGTCTGCTAAAATTTCAGCTTCTACTTTTGCGTTAGCTAATTTTTCAGCTAGGTTTTCTTTTTCTAATTTTATAGCCTTTTGTAAGGCTGTAGTTCTTTCTTCAAAACTTAGTGCTTCGTCTTTAGCTAATAGGCGCGCCTGCGCTATTTGTTTGTTTCTTATAGCTTGCGTTTCTATTTGCTCTATTTGGGTGTCTTTTAGTGCCTGTGTTCGCTTTTCTAGCATAGCAGCTATAGAAGCTAGCCTAGCCATTTCTTCGGCCTGCTCTTTGATTTTTTCGGTAGCATTTTCTACGCCTTGCGTAACTTGTGCTACAGCGTCAAAAGCTATTTGGCCAGCTTCTGCAAAGTCCCCTTTAAATAGTTTAATTATTGCCTCGCTTAATCTGGGTACTAAAAGTAAGACGCCTTCTAAACGGTTTAATAGGTTATCTAAAATCATCTGGCCTAATTCTTCTAGGCCTTTTTGCGGGTCTTTAAATATGTTTATTAAAATTTCACCTAGAAACGCTACCCTGTCTAGAAGTGCGTCGAAGACTACATTAAGGGCCGCTGTAACTTGTGTATATTGGTCCTGTACTCTTTGTAGCCTAGAAACTGCCTGTACTAAAGCTACTACAGCTACTACTACCGCGCCAATTCCTGTAGATATTACTGCAGCCCTTAGCGTTCGCATAGAAACGGCCATAGCACGCGCACCTTTTACACCGTTGCGAAAAGCAGTAACTGCGCCCCCGCTAAACCTGTCTAACATATTAGTGGCTCCTGCTGTGGACCCCTTAACGCCGTCTATAGATTTGTCTAAATTATCTACAGATTTTTCTACGTTTTTAGTATCTGCTTTAAACTCTAATACGTATTGCTGCTTCTTCATATTATTAAAACAAATAGGTTAAAAAAATAGTACTTTCTTTCGTTTTACCTCAATATTAATTTTGTTAAATTAAAATTTATTTGTATATTTGTATATAATTTAAAACTAAACAAAATGTTTCAAACATTAGATACGGTCTGTATAAAGGACCTTAAACAGTGGTACAGTAACAGCTTAGAGACTTACCATACTTGTATATCAGACGGTAGAATATGGTACGCTAAAAACGCTAAAGACAATATAGCCAGCTATGCACAGGAATTTAGAAGGCGGGGTTTTAAAGTACCTATTTCTGCTACACACCACTACGAAACTAGCCCAAAATGGGTAAGACTTCTTAAGGGTAAAGTACTAGGCATCGGTAGTACTAACAGAATAGAGTACTTAAAAAGTCAAGGCTGTACAGTAGTGTGGTAAGCCAAAGGGGGCAGTATAAGCCCCCTTACTTTTACCTAAAGAAAACGTACCCTACTAACCTTACTAACAGGTACACGTTTACAAAGTAGTAGCAGCCTGTTAGTAGCAGGTCTAACGGTTTTACCCAAAAAGGGAAGCCTTCTTTTACTTTGTTATTTATAAGAAGGTCTACCGCTTCTATTATAGCTTCGCCATCTGGTAGCTTAACTCGCATATAATTTTAGTTTTATTTGTGTTACTTACGTTAAAGTTTAGTATCCTTATTCTATGCTGGGTACTGTCCGTAGCCGTATCTACATTTAAGCGGACGTTTTTTGAAGAAGTACCAAAAGTACCCGTAAACCTATTAGGCGGTACAAACCCTGTACCTGCCTTAGTACTGGCAGCGCCGCCTATTTTTAGAAACACTTCGCTAAATACTAAGAATTGGGCGTTAACTATATTACCACTAGCTACGCTGTAAGTAATTACACTAACTTTTAAGTCTACACCTAGCGCGCTATCGTCTGGTATTACTAGCCTGTTATCCTTTCTGCCGTCTATAAAAGGTTCTACTATGTCGCCGCTGTTAAAGTCCCCTTCGTATACTAGTGTTATTTTACCTATCTGGTTTACTTCGTTACCTGTCCCAAAGTTTTCATACCACCAGCCCGCCGCACGGTGGAAGCCTTCGGCTATTGCCTGCCCGTTATTACCGAACAGTAAGACGTCTTTATAATCGCTGGTTAGGTTACGACCTTGTATTAGATTACGCTCTTCTGCTTTACTCCCAGTAGCTACCGTAAGCGTATTAAAAGCTTTACCTGTATCGTCTGAATTATTTAAAATTACGCTATTCTGGTGGTAGCAAACGCTGTCTATATATTGGTAGCCAAACTTTTTGCAACACGCTTGCGAACCTGCACCTGTTACCCCGTCGCTATTTATAAATGTTATAGCCCCGTTACTAGCTGTAGTATGGGGTAGCCATTCGCACGCCCTTACGCTTTCTAGTATTTTTATAAGCTTAACTTTGGCTAGGCTCCTATCATTCACTACAGCGCTTAGTTCTAATATTCTAAAATAGCTGTCTTTTATAAATATCCTGTCATTAAACTGAAATGTACTAAGGTCTAGTATATCTAGTTTAAAGTGTGCTTCTAATATTCTACTGTCTGCGCTGTATAACTGGTTTACATAGTCCTGCCAGTAAGTAGTAAACAGGTTACTATAAGGGCTAGCTATAATAGGGTAGGTAGGTTGTTCTACGCCGTAGTTTAGGTCTAGGTCTTCTGCGTCTGGGTTAGGTAGATTGTGGTGTCCAAAGTAAGGGTATTCTGCTTCATTTACAGTACCTACCCCTACGTTACTAACATATAGCCCTGTAGCATCTTGTAGCCCGCCCCAGTATACTACTTTACATAGCGGGTCCTTTAATACTTCGCCGTTTTCATCGTGGCACTTATGTACTAAAAGGTTAGTATCTGGTATATACTGCAAAGGGTAGGCCCCAAAAGGGGGCTTTATTTCCTGCTTACCTGTAGAAAAGTCGTTTTCTGTATCTTCTATTAAATAGCGTCCGTATACCCTGTTAGCGTTATCTACATAAAATTTGTTAATAAAGTCTTTATCTTCACTATATGTAAACTCGTACTTATTCCTTTGAAGGTCTGTAGTAGGGTATATAGCTATGTCTTTATCTAAGTCTAGTTTTTTAGTCCAGTCTTTACTAGTACTAGCTGTATAATCGTTATAAGGTATTACGGTAATTTTTTTAGGGTCTACCTTATCGGCAATAAAGACTAGATTAAACATTTTCTGCAGCCCCAGTAGGTAGTCTATTTGTTTAATATCTGGCATATTTGCAGCCGTATTAAAGTTTACCGTCTGGAAGTTCTGGTTACTGCCTAGTATATATATCCAGCTATTATAAGTACCGTTTAGTACGTTGTTACCTTTTACTGTAATTGTACCCGCGTCGGACCACACCCTAACCAGTAGGCCGTATTCTTTGGTGCTGTCTAAAGTTAAGTTTACCTGCCCTGTAAAGGTATGGGTACCGCCGTCTGGTATTATTACGCTTTGACTAGCGTACACGTTCGTACCGTCTGTTATGTTTCTTACTATTACGTTTACGTCTGCACTTTCCGTAAGTGTGCTAGCCCATTCTATAACGGCGTTATATATAAAGCTGTACTGCCCGTCTACAGGTGGGGTATACCCGTCTGTGCTAGGGTCAAAATTACCGCCGCTGTCAAAGAAGGGGGCGCTTTCTGAAAAGCCTGTTATAAGGTGTTCTGTTACTGCGGAAGCTGTGAAAGTTTCGTTTGCAGTTAAGCCTACGTTTATACTATCCTGTACGGGTGCTGTATCTACTATTACAGGACCACCTTTAAAGACTGGCGTATATAGTTCTGTCTGGTCGTTAAAAAAAGCCCCTTCTAATATAAAGCCGTTCTGCTCAAATATTTCATTAACTAACTGCTTAACCTGTATAAACGGCGTAAAGTTTTGGGGTAGTAGCGGCTCCGATTCAGAAATAGGGTTAACAATATTATACTGCTGTCCCCTGTCTAGTAAACCGTATCTTATTACACCAGAATATAAACTACCCGCCCAGCTGTTAGTAAGGTTGCTATAGTTCATATCATGGTCATAAGTAGACAGGTCTAAGTCTGCTAGTTTGTTTTCTCCTAGCGTTCTGGCTAGGTCTACGCTTTCGCCGAAAAAGGCTATTTCAAAATCGCTGTAAACTTCCTTCTGTATGTAGGCTTTTTTAAATTGTATAAAGCCATTCATAAGCGGCGCTGTGTTATACTTTATTACAGCCTTCCGTTTTATCTTAGGGTTATACCCGCCTACTTCGTTAGTAGAAAACAAGCGCCCAAAGCAGCTAATGTTATTACCAGTAGCAGGTATTCTAAAAGTCTTACTATAGCTACCTACGCTTTTATTTACTTCGCTTATGTCTGTAAACCTGTACTTAAGTTCTACGGGGTCGTTTTCGTAAAGGTCTAGTAAGTACGTACCGCTGTCTGTTTCTACCTGTATACTTAGCATGGCTTTTGGGCTATGGTTATATTAAAGGTTATTTCTTGTAATTTACTTATAGGTTCTGTTTCGTATCTTACTGTATTGTTTTCTATAGTAACTGGTAGCCATTGGCTTTCTATATAAGCCATAACTGTACGGCTAGTTAAACAGTTCTTTAGTAGGTCTGAATCATACGTATTAATTTTACCGCTGTTAAGTTCGTATAGTTCGCTGGTTTCTACATGGTAATTAGTCTTACCCCTGTCCCAAGTATTTAAAGAATAGGTAGCAGCCGAATAGTTACCTATTGACTGCCTATAGCTTTTACGTTCTACTGAAACGCTAGGCTTTTTTCTACCGTCCATAGTGAAGTAGTCCCAGCCCCCTAAGCTATTTTCCCAAGCTAACCTAACAGGGGTATGTTTACAGCTATCGTAACGCCTTTTAATAATTAGATAAGCGCTACACCTGCTGCCTGCATTGTTAGTAAAAAAGTACCTTATATACTTCCAGTTTGGAAATTGAGAAGGCTTAGCGTTTAGTACTGGATTGTTACCGCTATTTACGTTAGCAGGGAAGGCGCCAAAGTGTACTAACTTTTCGTTACCTGTAGCAGAAGTAGGTACTTCGCTACCATTACTACTATTAATAGCTATAGTAGCAGTTCCTAGCGGGTTACTGTAGTCGCCATCATCGTCGAAAATACCGTATACAATATTTCGCTGTGTAGCAGATAAGTAGGTGCTGTCTGCATTTACAAAGCTTAAGGTCCCGTAGTCGTTATCACTAGCATATAGTGTAATGTTAGCCCCGTCTATTCTTTCTACGTCTGTTAAAAAAGCCTTTCTTGTTATATTGTCTGCGCCGTAATCGAACAGGTCCACGTGTAGCCCTTCGTTTATTTTTGTTATACCGTTCTGTACTTGTAAGGTATGGGTAGCGCTGGTAGTTTGTTCTGTAGGTGTGGTCCCGTAGTATTCTGCAAAGTTTACGGTAAATACGTCTGCTCCGTTAGTAGCTACTGTCTGGGCTTCAAAAAAATTGTGCGGCATATTGTGTACTATGTCCCCGCGACTATCTTCTACGTCTATAGATAGTTCGCCGCGTATAGCTTCGCTTAAATCAAATATAAGACTGTCTGCGGGGTTAGGGTCTATATAAAACTTACATAGCTGTGTAGCGTCCCTTAAAACAGTTACCACGAATTTAAAATTAGCCTGTGCAGTATTTGTACTAGTACAGCTGTATATAAGCTTAGCACGGCTTAGGCTAAAGTCTCTCGGTTTATCTACTATAGTTACGCTCATTGTTCTAGTATTTTAAATGCGTCTTTTGCTATTGCGTCTATAATTGCGCTTTCATTTTTCTTTATATTCTTTTCTATAGCTATCTGGTAGTAAGGTACTGGGGGTATACCTTTCTGTGCTACGCTTCTAGCCATAAGAAAGGCTGCGGCTTTTATATTCTTATCATTCATTTTAATAAATTGGCCGTCTTTATCTCTTAGTCTTACTGGCTTTTTTCTTATGAAACTTTGCATAGCGCCTATATTTACGTACTTCTTTTTAAAAGAGAAGGGGCTACCGTATTTTATTTTAGTACCGTTTACGCCGTAATGTATAAAGCTGGCGTATTTATTAGCGTCACCTTTTGCAGAAAAGCCTACCCTAAAATTACCCTTTCTATTAAACACTTGATAGAATAAGCTTTTGCGTAGTGTATCGCTCATAACCCGCCTAACCTTTCTACCTCTTATAGTTCTGGT